CTTTCACTATACTCTATCAATTATTGATGTTGCATCTTCATATGCTTTTTTAACATCTTCATGAGTATCAACTTTTAATACTATATTGCTTTTTCTAAAATCAACTTCATCAGGTGATTCTACACTTGTTACACATACTCCTTTTGCAAATCCAAATCCTTCTTGAGATTGAATTACCATTTTAGGTTTAGATAGAGTAATGATATCTCCACTTTCGTATGTCAATTCACCTATGTATTCTCCATAAGTTGTTACTACAGTTTTTATGTCTGCCATTTTTTCTCCTATAATTTTATTGCTAATACAACTAGTATTGCTAACTGTATTAATATAACTATTAACAATTCAATACCCAAGATAGTATGATACCATATCCACCTAGTTTTATATGCATTATCAACACTTAATTCTTCGGGGTCTGGTTCACCAGATATACCTTTATCAGGTTGTCCCCATAATGTCTCTTTTACTTTGTTTACTATTCCCATTTGAAATCTTTAAATTTTTCTGAACTTACTCGTTCACCTGATGTTGACTTATCAAATACTGGAACATCATCTTTATTACTAACAACACCTTGGTCATTATCATCTGCTAGTTTCATTTTGCTTCTATCAACTTTTAATGTGAATCTATTATATTTAGTCGGGTCGTTATATCTGTTTTTTAATTGCTTAACAAGTATCTTGCCCATTGTATTTAATTCTTCATTTGATATTAATGCAAACATTAAGTCAGCAGTTGCTGGCAAACCAAACGATTCAGAAGTATCTTCTAAACCAGGGTCGTCACTAGTAAACCCACTTCTGTTTGTTTGTGTTGCACTCATAATTGGGACATTAAACTCTACAGCAAGGCCTCGCATTTCTTCTGCAATACTCTTGATATAAGAATAAGAGTTGATACTACCACCAATCATTTTCATTCTACTTGATGCACATATGTTTAGATAGTCAACAAAGATTATTTCTGGTACAAAATTCTTTTTAAGTTTTAATTCATTTAACAATGCACGAAAGTGAGAAGTGTTTGCTTGACCTGTGGGATATTCTTTGATAATTAATTTACCATCTGTCTTTGCAGTTATCTGACCTACTTTATCTCTAAACATATCTTTAGATAAATTCTCAATTTGGTCAATTGGTATATTCAATAAGTTTGCATCAATTCTTTCTGCGATTCTTTCTTCTGCCATTTCCATAGTAATATATAAAACGTTTCTACCTTGTGCTAATATATTAGATGCACAATGACACATGAATAATGATTTACCAACACCTGTGCCTGCAAGAGCAATGTTTAAAGTTTTATTTGGTAGACCACCTTTCGTTATCTTATTAAAGTTATCTAAGTCAAAAGGTATTCGTTCTTCTTGTTCATGATAAAAATCATATCGTTCATCTACTTGTTCAAGATAATCATGCCCTACTTTAGTATCAAACGAAACACCAAGTGCTTTTGATAGAACATCAGGGATTGCATTCTTTTGAAGTGTTGCATGTTTACCATCAATGATAGATATAGATTCCATGACTGCATTATATACAGAACGGTCTTGACACCATTTCTCAGTTCTTTCAATTAACCAATCTAGATTCTCTGGTTCAGCAGTAAAGATATTAGGCAACATTTCAATTGCTTGACGATAGTTGTCTTCACTTAATCTATTACCTTCATCAACTTCAATCTTAAATGATTCAAGTGTTGGTATCTTATTAAACTTAGATACAAACTTTGCAACTTCTTTAAATAAGTCTTTATAAACACCTTCGAAATAATCGGGTGCTAAAAAGGGTAATACTCTTCGTGTGTATTCTTCGTTAGTAAGAAGATTACGAAGAATCGTTTGTTCTAGATTTATATTCATTTTCTGCCCATGCTATATTTTCTTCTGTTGCTAGTACTTCGTGATTCTCTTTATCCCATGCCATCATCGACCCATCTGTAATTGATGCTTCAATAATATTACTTAGTATTCTCCCAGAGTACTCTTGGAATTCAAAGTTGCCTTCTATTTCTAAGTCAGGGTCAGGACTACTAATTATTTCGTAATTAAAAGTAAGTGCATCTTGCTTACCATCGAATGCTACATTACCATAACGAATAACAGTTTCGGGAAACTCTTCTAATAGTCTTACGTCCCAACCCTTTTCATCTAATGAACTCGGGATAATTTCATAGTGAATACCTTCACTAAGTTTATCTACAATATCATTCACTAACTATCTCTTCCATATCTACTTTTGATTGTAAACCAATAGAGTACTGACTTTTAACAAACTCTTTAAAGTCTGTGTCTGCAAAGATAGGATTCCAGAACTCGCCTGTCAAAGTATCTTTTTCTCTTAGTTTACTGCCAATCATTTCACCAGATTCTTTATTAACCACTTGGTACCAACCATTACTAGGTTTTACTACATAACCACCTGCAAGTGCAACGTCAAGTAGACCACTAAAATTTTCTATACCACCTTCCCATGATACTGCGATAGGTATTTTAGATTTCTCTTTAACATATCTACTCTTTTCAATATTAATAACAAATTCATAACCAGTAACTTCTGTACCAGTTTTTTGTTGTCTTCTACCTATAATCCAAATGTTGTCTGCAGAATAATAAATACCAGTACCACCACCAACAACGTCTTTAGGGAACATACCAATTTCTTTATAAGTATGATTTACTGCAATAAGTGGTATATTTTTCATTTTTAAATAAGGCGTTGTCATTCTAAATAAACCCTTAAGTGCTTTTGCTCTAGACATGTCTGCAACTGATTTTTCATTCATTGCATCTTCAAGTTCTTTTTTACTTGCGAGATTACCAATAGAGTCGATTACAACTATTACATCATCGGTTCTTTTTAGTTCTTCTAGTTGTCTAATTAAATCAAACTTTAATTCTTCTACATTAGTAATAGGTGTATGTAAGACTCTTTTTGTATCAATATCAAATTGTTCAAAGTAAGATTGTGGTGACCCAAACTCTGAATCATAAAATAACATAACTGCATCTTTTTTTTCTTTTAAATAAGATGATGCCATTTTCAATGCAAAAGATGTTTTAAAGTGTTTACTTGGTCCAGCAAGAACAGTAAGTCCTGGCATTACACCACCATCGAAGTTACCACTCAATGCTACATTAATCATTGGTACATCTGTAGTTACCATATCTGATTCAGTAAAAAATTTAGAATCAGAAAGTACTGCAGTATTTCCTAGTGTTGAATTTTTCTTCAACTTATCCATTATAGATGCCATATTATTTGTCCTCAAACTTTATGTTATTGTCTTTTTCACGTTCATCGAGTTCATACTCTTCTCGCATTTTATTGTTTATTTTAACAGACTCAGCAATTAAAGTCAAGTCTTCATCAAATTTAGTAAATGCATTCATATCTTTTGGTAAACATGCACCACCAAACCCACGTTTGCCATCATATCCAGGGACTCTAGAATGAGCAAAACCTATTCTACCATCATTACAAATACCATTAATTATTCTTTGAGCATTCAAACTTTGTTTTTTTGCACTATCATGTATTTGATTCATGAATGTAACTTTCAAACCAAGAAAACTATTGACTCCATATTTTACCATGGCCGCTTCTTGTGGTGTCATACTAACCCAAGAAAGATTAATACATAAACTAAATGTGCTATAAAAAGTTATAATTCTTTGACAAGATTCTTCTGTTGGTCCACCAATAATTCTCATTCTAGAATTTATAAATTGGTCTTTTGCATTGTTCTCTGTCAAAAATTCTGGATTGTGTGTAATTCTAGGTTTATCATCGTCATGTACTGAATTATATAATCTAGTTAAAATATCTGGTGTGACTGTTGATTTGATAACAATAAGTGCATCTGTATGTTCAATGAGTTTTAATACTGCATCTTCGACAATAGCACCATCAACTGTTCCATTATCAGACATTGGTGTTGGGGCACATACGAAAACACATGTTGGATTCCATTTACATAAATCGTCTATGTTTGTTTGTAGTTTTGGGTCAACATAAAACTTTTCTAACTCGTCATTTGTAAATGCATAATCAATTGCTTGACCTACAAATCCATAACCAACAATTCCTAATTTAAATTTACTTTTTGCCATTAATTCACCTCGTGATATTCTTTATACCAACTTACAAACTCTGCAACACCATCATCAATGTCAACTACAGGTCTATATCCAATTTCTTCTATTTTCGAAGTATTGCTCCAAGTTTCAAGTACGTCTGCGGGATGTGGTGGTGATTTTATAATATCTGGTTCTCTGTTCAATTCAATTCCTATTCTATTTATAAAATGCATAAGGTCGACTTGTTTGCCTCTACCAATATTAAATATTTCACCTGAGTTTATATCTTGATTAAAAATACATAACTTAATACCTCTTACGATATCGTCAATATACGTAAAGTCTCTTTTCATCATACCCCAATTGAATGCCCTAATAGAATTGCCAGCAACAATGTCTTTTGTCATATCATACAATGCCATATCTGGTCTACCCCATGGACCATATACTGTAAAGAATCTTAAACCTATGTTGTGCAAACCTGACATTTTAAATTGACACTCGTTTACATACTTAGTATATGCATATGGATTCTTTTGATGTGGTTGAACTATATCTTCTGTCCATGGCAATGTTTTAGTGCCACTATAAACAGATGATGTTGATGCATAAATTACTTTTTGGACGTCATGTAGTTTACATACGTTGATTAAATTTTGAGTACCATCTATGTTATCTTTGTGATATAAATGTTCGTTACCAACACTTTGACGAACTCCAGCACGTGCGGCAAGATGTACAACGATGTCGGGTTCATAATCTTGAAAAAGATAATCTAGTTTTTCAAAGTCATTTAAATCACAATCTCTGATTTCTAATCCAAAATGTTTGCATCTATCTTTTTTTAATTCTGGGTCATAGTAATTATTAAAGTTATCAATACCAACACAATATAAATCATGTTCTTCTGTAAGTAAAGAATTCATTAAATGACTACCAATAAACCCTGCACCTCCTGTGACTAATATCTTCATGTAATTAATTTCTATTTCTGTAGACATATTCTAGTGCCCTATCTGCTTCTCGTACCATATCTCTGTTTTTATACCAACCACCAGTCTCTGCATCGAGTTCTTTACATAGAGTTGCAATCTGTTGAGCAGTAATTGGATAACCCTTCGATACTGCATTACCAGATGTTGCAACCATAATCTGATACATTTTATAATACCAACCCGACTCTGAGATAGTTCGATACTCTGATTCTAATTTCTTTGACCAGAAAGGACAATCTCTATAACTAGACCAAGTAATATTAGTATTATCTAGTTTGCTCTTACGATGTTCAACAACTGCTTTCTGTAATTCTGGTGGTAATCTATCTAAAAAGTTTGTCCCCTTGTTTTCAATATAAGAATGTTTCTCCATTAACATTTCTGGGTCGAGTTTAACACCTTCATTAGTAAAAATGAAATCAAATGCATTTGGATATTTTGCAGGGACATAATACATTCTTGCAAGGTCTTTTGTTTGTTCGTCACCAATCTCTTTGAATTGTTTATTCATTGCAAACCAAAAGTGAGATAAGTCTTTTGCATCTACTTCTTTAGTAAGAGGAAAAACTAAACGAAACTTTGGTCGTTTTTCTGTTGATGATGCAGTACTATA